CATTCATAATGCCATCAACCCTAAACCAAAAATCTGTTGCAGCATCTATTAATAGTTGTTGTATCTTTTTATCTGGATAAGAAACAAACCATTGTAGATCCCAGCCCTTAACCAATCTGACTAAAAGGGAGTATTTACTTCCTGTTGTTAGCAACTGTGATTGCTGCTGGAAGTTTTGATATAAGGGCACAGGATCTATAGCAGCACCGGAGAAATTTTTAATTTCTATGTTACCTTCTCCGGATAGTTTATGTGTTTGATTGTTATGATCCACTAAACTTATTGCTTTACTAAATTTTATTTTAGCATCCAATGAACTGCCGATCTTCCCTCCCTTGACTTTAAAAAAGTATCCTTGATCCGGAACATTAATTTTAAATGTAGCTTTTTGTTGATCACAGATCTCTTTCAAGTCGTGGGAGAAAAGATTAAGTATAGCTGGTTCTAAATATTTACCAGCTTTGACTTTAGGTAAGTTACTTATGTCATCAGCAACCTCCTCTCCTTTAAGCTCCTTGAGAGCTTTTTCCAAAACCTCGTTGCGAGTTTTGAAACCTTTGTAGCCTTCTACTTGGACTAAATTTGGTAGTGTGCTAGATCCTAACTCATATCTTTTTAATGATGTATGAATTATATTTACAGGCATTAAATTAATCCTGGAAAATAGTAGTAGTAACACTTATCTGAAAGTGCACACAAAAATATTGTGAAGAAATAAATCATGGCAATACAAGCCAGGAAAACAAATCCTTCAAATATGAATTTCAATATTTTCATTTAGACCTCCTTCTTGGTGTCTAATTGTTTATCTTGTGGTTCCACTTTAGACACATTCTGTCTATTATCTATAGGAACATTAGAAGAACACAGCTTTCCATCAACTACTGTTATCGGATAATCAAAAAAATAATTAACCGGAACATCTAATGCTAGTGAAAGTTGTTTAATTCTAAAACCACTCACACCATTTATTCCTTTTTCGTATTTTTGCACTTGTTGAAAAGTTACAAAAAGTTTTTTGGCAAGTTTTGATTGAGTTAATTTTAGGCCAAGTCTTTGCTTTAAAATTCTTTGACCAACTACTTTATTAAACTCACTTGCCTTTAGATCATTATGATCCATTACGCACCTCCTCTAGTTTAAGATGGTTTATTTTAAATCGATATTGATTGTGCCATCTTCCATAACCATCTCTGAATTTAACAGGCCCTTTTTTCTTTGTAGCCTTTTCATCTTTGATAATTACTTCACTCTCAATAAAGTCATTACACCACCGGCCAATAGATCCTTCTAATTGTAACCATTGACCGGTATTGATTAGTTTTAATGCAGCCTTAATATTTTTATTAAGCGACATTAACCCCACTTCACTTCCTGGTACTGTGGATGTTCATTTACCAAAGAGCCATTGAAATTGTTTTGGATTTCTACCAAAGTTTTATAAAGTGATTTCTTAACTGCATCTCCTTCACAAGCCTGGTATAAAAAACAACTTAAACTTTTAACTAATTGATAATCATTATGGCCCAACTGTCTGCTCAACCATACAGCTTTAGATTTATTTACATCAAAGAATAATTCTTCAACATACTTTTTACCATTATCACCATATCTTTCATTAAGGCTGTATCTATTTAAGTTAAGAAGATTATCAAAAACTTTACCAGCATTTTTATTATACTGATCTTTAAGTTTTTCTATCTCCTTATATCTTGGGCCATGTGTTCCTACTTTGCTGATTGCTTTTAATACTCTTCCTAAACAATCTGTATCTACTTGATAAGCACTCACTACACACCTCCTTTATATACTCTAACTCCAGATTGGAATTGGCCTGTTGAATATAAACCAAATCCCAGATGTGGATTTTCTTTTACAAGTTTTGATACAACATCAACAAATTGACTTACAGTTAATGCTGGTTCATCTGCTGCACCAAGCCCAGAGCTATCACACCACAGCTCTCCTCCTTTTAAGATTTTAGATCCATACCACCAATCTGGCACATCTAATTTATCTTTTAACTTATTAACATTAAACTTCTTCCAACCACTTGGAATGTGTGTTCCAAGACTAGGTATAGATCTAATTGGTTCAATGTTGCCTTCCTCAAGCTCGTTTCTTTCATCATAAGATAATATTTTTGGTTCAACATCATCCTCTCTAGCTTGTTTTCCAGCTTTCTTATTTAATGATATGATTGTTTGTAAATCCATCATTATGCACCTACTCTTTCTATGATGTTTTTAACTGTTGTAGGATACCAAGCTCCATCATTATAAGTTTTGATACCTCTATTATTTAAAGCAACAGAAATATCCTGGAATGTATTTAATCCAGCAGCTCTGATACTTTTAATAATTTCATTAATCTTATTTGCGAATTGA